TTGAGACTAGGCGGTTTGAGTGTGAGAAGTGCGGGCACGCCCACACTGATAGCCACCGCACCAGAGCCAACTGGAACCTTACCGGCGAGTACCGCACCGAAGGCCAAACGGTGGCCACCCGCAAGAGCCATAGGTGGCCGGTGTGGATCGACTCGGAATGGGGGCAGTTCGTGAAGGAGTTCCTGGAGTCCAAGTCCAAGCTGGCCGACGGGCAGACCGAGGACATGACCGCATTCATTCAGAAGCGGTTGGCTGAGCCGGCGTCGGAGGAGCGGTTACACAGCCGAAGCATGACGTTCAAGCGGGAGTCCTATTCCATCGAGACAAGAGGAACCGGCGACCTGATCGTGATGACCGTGGACCGCCAGTCCGAGGGTGTTTACTGGGTTATGGTTCGGGTGTGGACCAGGAACCCTATAACGTCCCGACGCTTGATCTACAAGCAGTGCGTCGCGGAGAGCGACCTTGTTGCTGTGGCGGACGACTTCAAGGTTTCCACAATCACCGTCAAAGGCGACCAGGGCAAATGGTCGAGGATGATGAAAGCCGTTTACGTGGACTCGCGTTACGACACGCGGGGAGATGACGGCGTCTATCGCATGTGCGCAGATCATGGGTGGTGCGCCGTGATGGGCGACCGACGCAGATCGTGGAAGCATAGCTGGGATCAGCGCAAGGCCGACGGCACCTTGATCCAGCACCGCCAGGAAAGGCCCCATAGCGAATGGGTGCGAGTTGATCCAGGGCAGGGCACCGCCAAGGCCGGGATGAAATCCGCAGTCCGAGCCATCTTCTGCTCGAACATCTACCGCGACAGGCTCCAGGGAATCATTGAGCGCGGGGAATGGATTGAGCCGAAAGACAACGTAAACGAGGAAGAGGAGGCGGAATATGAACGCCAGATGACCTCTGAGCGAAGGGTCCCCAAAATGGATAAGTTCACCAAAGAGAAATACATGCACTGGGTCTGTCACAACGGAAACAACCACGCGGCTGACTGCGCCAAGATGCAGATGTTTGCGGCTACAACCTGCGGCCTTCTATGAATGACCCCTTCCTTGCCTTTGAGCGAAACCCAGACACCGAAGAGTCGGAGAAGATCCTTGCCGCTGGATTCGACTGGGAGGAGTTGGAGCGACGGCTAATGGTGGAGCAGGACCCGAAAGAGGTAATCGCGCAGGCTAGGGCAGAGGGCAACATGGAGATGCTGACCAAGCTGCTGACGATATGCGCAGAAGACGTGATGGAGATCAGGCAGGTTAGCAAGCGCACTGGAGTTGTTGGAACCCGACTGTTGTGCGCAGCGGCAATCCTTCACCCGGGTCATGCGGTCGAAGCTAGGGCTGACATGCTCAGCAGGGCGACAGGGCTGAAGCGGACCGAGGTTTTCCGAAGGCTATCAGAGATGCGCGAACGCATGAGATGACCGGACAGGCCGAATGTCAGTAGGTGGCATTCAATCCGTTCATTGGACGCGATCAAGCGTGGCTTGAGGAAAGGTTGCGCGATACTCAGGAAGAGATCGCCAGCGGGATGTCCACGATCAGCGGCGGACTAGGGGAGGCGCAGTTTGGGCGCATCATGACCATCGGGCCGACGCAGCGGTTGACGCTTCTGCTCCAGGCGCTGAACCGACTGGATCCGACCACATACCCAATCGACAGCATCACAATCCCAACACGCACGGTGATGACCTACCAAGGACCAAGATAATGGCCGCACCGTCCTACAAGTTCACCGACCGACGCGGCACCAACGCCGGGTTGAATTACTTCGGATCAACCCTCACAGGATTTGCGGACGCCGCAAAGGTAAGTGTTCAGCGTGAACAGTTTAACAACGCAAACAGGGACGCGAGTGCATTGGTTGGGGCAGAGGATCGTCGAAGGCTTCTTACGGTTGGCCGGCACCTATACCAGCGAGATGAAGTGGTTATGGGGGTGCTGGATCAGATGGCCAGCCTTGCCACCAAGATCGTAACTCCACAGTTCGACGGTGAGGATGCCGAGTGGGGTACAACCTCTGAGGCGTGGCTGTATGAAAACGACAAGTGGTGTGACGTGAGGGGCTGGCCGTTCACGATGTCGGATCAGGACCGACTGGTGATTCTCCAAGTGATCCGCGACGGTGACATCGCGGAGATTCTTACGGAGGACGAGAACGGGGATCCGAAGACGCAGCTGATTCCGGCGCATCGCATCGGGACGCGGAGTTACAGCTACGGCGACGAGATCGTTAAATCCGGAAAGTTTGCCGGACGTCGCATCATTGACGGAGTTATCGTCGGGGACTCGCTTGAGACGCTTGGCTACCGGGTGCTTGGAAACATTGAAGCCGAGGACAAGGATTACGAAGTCAACGACATGCGGTTGCACTTCCACCCGAAGTATTCGGACCAAGTGCGCGGGTTCTCGTGGCTGGGTGCGTCCGCCATCGGGATTCAGGACACGCACGAAGCCAGGAAGCTGGAACTTGTTGCGCAGAAGAACTTCGCCAGCACCACCGTTCTAGAGCACAACGAGACGGGGCAGGCGGACCCTGGAATATCAACGATCATCACCCCGGGAACTGAAGCGACTACAACTGAGGCCGCTGTTGCCCCTGTTTACGGTGAAGCCAAGAACGGCGGGGAGATCCGATACTTCCGCGCCGGCTCAAACAGTAAGTGGGAAATCCCAGTCGGGGACAGACCCACAATGAACCAGCGGGAATTCTCCGCTGACGTTATTCGGAAGGCCATCCACGCAATGGGGTGGAGCGTTGATTTCTTCCTTGATGCGACACGCATTGGCGGCGCTTCCATGCGCGTCGTGGTGGACAACATCAACGCCACGCTGGACACGCTGCGCAGCATCACCGTCCGCCGCCGCAAATGGATTGACGCATGGCGCATCGCGAAGGCCATCAAGAACAAGCGCATACCACACAACGACGACTGGTGGAAGTGGGAATACCAGTTTGCTCGGCGCATTACGGCGGATCGCAAGTACGATTCCGAGACCAACATTAACGAGACCACGGCTGGTTTCGGTACTCAGGCCGACGCTTGCGCTGCGGGCGGTCTCTGGTGGCAGGACGTGAACAAGCAGAAGGAACGGGAACTTGATGACAAGCTAACCAGGGCGCAACGCATGGCTTCTAAGTTTGGACTGACGATTCAGGAAGTGCTTCCGCATCTTGGCCTTCTGCACCCGAACGCTTTGTCCGCTCTAGCCAATCAACAGCAAGCCGCCGACCCAGCGCAGGACCAACCGGCAAAATGAAACCAATCCGACTTCCAGACGACCCCATTGCCGCCAGGTTCTCCAGCTTCGCAACAGTCTGCCGGCGCATCTCCCGCATTCGCGGGGACGACTCAGATGAGGCGGATGCCTGCGAGAAGACAAACGAGGAACCGGAAGCAACCGGCGGAGGATCCGTTCGCATCATCCCGATTCGCGGGGTGCTGATGCGTGACTGCCAGGGTTGGTTCCCGTGGGCCACGGACACTGAGGAAATTGAGGAACTACTCGACGAGGCCGAGAGCGACAACAACGTGTCGGCTGTGGTTCTTGACATTGACAGCCCTGGGGGTGCGGTCAACGGGTCCGTGGAGCTTGCGGAGTTTGTTGCCGGGATGACCAAGCCCGTGGTAACCTACACCGCTGGAGACTGCTGCTCCGCTGCGTACTGGATTGCCGCTTCGTCCGATCTGATCCTGATCCGTTCAACGGCTACCGTTGCGTCAGTTGGTGTCTATTCCGCGCTTCTCGACGTGTCGGTGATGTATGAGCAACTTGGCGTCAAGACCGAGCTGTTCAAGAGTGGGGAACAGAAGGCGGCCGGATACCCTGGAACCACATTGACCGATGCGCAGCGTTCCGTGATTCAGGGCGAGGTTGACGCATTGGGTGACCAGTTCCGAACCGCTGTGATTGGGTTCCGTCCGGAGGTTGACATTGAGATGCTGGATGGCCGTTCGGTTTCTGGAATCCAAGCTCTGGAAATGGGTTTTGCGGACGACTTCGCGAATAACATCAGCGTAGCAATCGAGGCCGCGAAATCATTGGGCGGAATGTAGGTTTAGCGAGAGATGACCGGACGGCGCGGGCATAGGTAGGATGACGCTCGCTAACATCGGGGAAATGCTTCGGGAGATTCTGGCAGCCGTTAAAGGCGCTCCCGCCCTCGCGAATGATCTGGCCGCTGCCCGTGTAGAAGCCGCCGACCTCAAATCCAAACTCACCGCGTGTGAGACCGAGCGTGATTCGCTGAAGGCCGGACTGGCCGCGAAGGACGCCGAGGTTGCCACCGCGAAGGCCGAGGCTGAGAAGGCCGCTGCTGATGTGAAGGCGGCGAACGACGCCAAAGCCGCTGAGGTTGCCGCCGCCGTTTCCGCCAAGGACGCCGCCGAGACCGCGCTGAAGGATCTTCAAGCAAACCCCAGCAAGCAGGCGGTTGAGATCGCTGCCAAAGCTGGAGTTCTTCCGAACGAGCGCCCCGCCGCTGAAGGAAAGACCGATTCTGGACCCAAGGGGCTCGCCGCTGTGCAGGCCGCAATCAAGGCCGAGATCAACAAGGCCAAGAAGTAACTTTCAAAGGTAACAAACCACCATGGCATACGCTTATTTAACCCTCCTGGACATCGCCAAGATGAACGGCTCTGACCGTTCCGTCGGGCTGATCGAGGAGAACCTGAACGCCGCTCCCGAGCTTGAACTGTTCCCGGCGCGACAGATCGCCGGAACCAGCTTCAAGACCCTTGTGCGCACCGCCTATCCAACCACCGGATTCCGCGCTGCCAACGAAGGCGTTGAGCCGACCAAGTCCACCTACGTCAACAAGATGTTCGAGACGTTCTACTATGATGGACAACTTGAGGTGGACAACGCCGTGGCCACCGCCGACGAGCAGGGCGCGGAACACTCGCTGATGTTGGAGGAAGACGGTCACAGCCGCGCTTTCCTTCTGACTTCCGGTAAACAGTTCTGGTACGGAACCGGCACTGGAGGCGACGCCAAGGGTTTCCCTGGTGCTGTGCAGGTTGTGGATTCCTCGCTGGTGGTTGATGCCACCGGAACCACCGCCGACACCGGATCGAGCGTCTATGCCGTGGTGGCTGCCCCGAAGTTCTTCGAGGTGATCGCCGGCAATAACACGGTTCTCCAGCTTGGTGAGTGGCGCAAGCAGACCACCACTCGGTCGAGCAAGGAAATGACCGCGTGGAAGAACAGCCTGGAGGGCTGGATCGGTTCCGCGTTCTACAGCAAACACGCCGTGGGCCGCATCAAGAAGCTCACCGCTGACAGCGGCAAGGGCCTCACCGACATCCTGCTGGCTGACCTGCTGAACAAGTTCCCGGTCGGAGTGAAGCCCACCCACCTGTTCATGAGCCGCCGCAGTCGCCGACAGCTTCAGGCGTCGCGCTCTGTGACCCTCCAGGGCCAGGGCACTAATCGCCCGAATCAGCCCGCCATCGCCGCGATTCCCACCGAGTACGACGGCGTTCCGATCATCGTCACCGACAGCATTCTCGACACCGAAGCCCTCACTCTCTGATCTATGGCTAACGAATTTGCCCGCAACATTCAGGACGCAAGCCTCAACCCGGCTACGCTCGCGCTGCCCAATGCGGCGTCTACTACTGTGACCGGTGCCGCGATTGACTTCGGCGCTGACACTGTGAAGCCGGAAAATGTCGAGATCGAAGTTTCGGTCCCGGCCCTGTCCGACACGATCCTGCCTTCCACGCGCACGATGACCGTGATTGTGGAAACCTCCACCACCAGCGTCTTCACCGCCGTTGCTCGGGAGATTTACCGAAAGGTTCTGACAGGTGCCGGCTCTGGATCTGGAGCGACCATTCACCGATGTCGCCTCGCTTCCGACAATGAGCGGTATGTCCGACTGAAGATCACGTCCGGAGCTTCCACGACTGACGCTTCCGCCGTCGTGGCTACCACGTCTCTCAGGTTCTAATTTCGGTCTGTTCATTGGGTTGTTGTTTCAAGGGCCAGCCGGTGCCACTGGCTGGCCCTCTTTCTACGGTGAGTGCGCTTCAAGCCGTCAATGATATTGCACGCCAGACCTTCCGAGAATTCGGCGAGGACGCGAGGTATATCAATCAACGGGGAGAAGTCCGGCAGATCACTGTTATTAGGTTTGATCCGTACGTCAGGCAGGACATCGAAGGCCAAGGCGTATCAACGACAGATCCATCAGTTTGGGTCCTGACATCACAAGTGAGTGACCCGCAGGTAAGGGATCAGATTGTGACCGACGACAACGAGACTTTCCTGATCCGAGACGTTGAGCCGCACAAGCGTAGGGGATACGCCCGACTGCATCTGTACTCTGAAAAGTGAAACCGATCCGGCAACAACTCATGGAAGCGATTCAAGCTCGGCTTGAGTCAATCCGCGTGTCTGCCGGCTATCTCACCGATGTCGGGATCAACGTGTTCCACTGGCGCGATCCTCAAGGCGAACCGTTCCAGCCGCTGGAAAAGCCGTGCTGCTTCATCCGCGATGCGTCGTCTGAGATCACTGCCATCGACAATGCGGTTCATGAGCACGCGCTTACTGTTGAGATTGGAGCCTTGGTTGACCGCTCTGACGCGGCTGCTGTGATGCGCGACCTGGAGGCAGACCTGTTTGAAGCCATCGGAGTGGACAAGACATTCGGAGGACTCTGCCACTACTGCCAGCCGACCGGAACTCAGTCTGACGTTAAGACGACCGGAGAGAAGAACGCTGTTGTACGCATCAACATAGAGGTGCGTTTCAGAACTCCCGCTTGGAATCCATTCACTTTGCACACTGGACCCACGTAACCAATGGCCGTTCCCACCATAGTCGGAAGCGTTAAGCGGGTCGATGATACCGCATACGTCGGAAAGCTGATGTTTTACCGGTTGGTGCCGTCGATGTTCAACGGGACATCGTTCGTCGTGCTGTCCTCGCTGACGGTTACGACTGATTCGGTCGGCGAATTCTCAACGGACCTTCATCCAGGAATCTATGAGGTTGAGACGGGGGTCGGACGCTACCCGGGAATACCGCCCAGCCGAGTAAGATTCCGAGTTCCAAACACGGAAGGCGATATCAACTTTGACGACCTGGAGCGCGAGACCGCGCTACCCGATCCAAGCTACTTCGGCGGATCCTCTGGTGGTGGTGGAACCGTTGACACGGCCACAACCTCAACTCTCGGAATAGTAAAACTGGACCAGACGGACGCCACGGCAGTTGTGATGACTAAGAAGTCATTCACTGCCACCGACGAAAAGCTGGTAATCTTCCGGCCTGTTGACGGATCCATCTGGGTCAAAATCGAGAGCACCGGCCTTTATCACAAGCAGATCGCGGCGATGTTCGGAGGGCTGCCGCAGCTAGGATTGCAGACCGCTGGAGTCGCGTTTGAAGACCTTCCCGTTGCATGAAGTACATCCCTTTCATCTTCCTACTCGCGTTCCACTCGCTGGCTCAGTTCCCGCCGGCCGTCTTAGTTAATACCAACGGCGTCGTCCAGTATCCAACCAACTTCTTCGTCGCCAACAGCAACGCGCTCGTCTCGGTTGTCGGTCAAGCTGGCGTCACCGACGGAGACAAGGGGGACATCACTGTCAGCTCCGGGGTCTGGACCGTTGACGCTGCCGCTATTGCATACGCCAAGATTCAAGACGTAAGCGCGGCCAGTAAGCTGCTGGGACGCGGATCTGCCGGCGGATCTGGTGACGTTGAGGAGATTTCCGCTGGTTCCGGTCTCACAATGACAGGGACCACGCTGAGCGTTGCCGTCCCAGTATCAGCCGGCGACAAGGGTGATGTCACTGTTGCAACACCGGGAGGCGGCGACTTCACACTCGCAATCGACAACGATTCAGTTTCATACGCAAAACTTCAGAACGTTGGGGCCGCCTCTCGCCTGCTCGGGCGCGGGGCCTACTTCGGCTCCGGAGACGTTGAAGAGATCACCCTTGGGACCGGGTTCGACCTCGATGGAACCACCCTCAACATCAACGCCACCAACACGACCGTTTCGGTTGCTGGTGGCATTGAGTACCTGGCTTCCATGGAGGATCTGGTGTATGTCGTTTCGTCCGACACAAACCATCTCAACGCCTATTTCATCCGAGGTTATTGGGACGAGTACCCGGGCGTAGGCGGTGGCATCTGGTACTACGACTCCACCAGCGATTACCCAACGAACCGGGCAGTGATCGAGAGCGTAAACGGCGGGCGATTCTTCCCGAAGCTTTACAATAACCTGATCGACATCACGCGATTTGGAGCTGTGTCACTCGGAAGCCCTTCCACGTACACGGACACAGCCATTCAGAACGCTCTGTTGATGCAGCAGGACCATACCTTCAAAGACGGCAAAGTGCTGTTCTTCCCGGAAGGTGTGTGGCGCGTCACTTCCACGATTACGGAGAGGACGCCTGGAACAGCTTCAAGCGCCTCAACCAAGTACCTAGTAAACAACTCTGGAGGATACACTACCGGAGACACGACCATCGCAGTTGATACAGGCAGCGGAACCATCCTTGCCGGCGACATGGTCCAGTTTGGAACCACGGAAACGCTCGACACCTACAGGGTGAAGACCGCGCTGTCTGGCGGGTCTTTCACCATCCACGCGCCAGGGCTCAGGGCATCGGTTGCGGACAATGCGACGGTGTACGTCAGGCCGGACGCGCCGCTTGTGATGAAAGGTGTCAACCACGGCATCAGCCTGGATCCCAACATTCGCGGTCAGATGGCTAGCGAGATATTCATGGAGACCGGGAACATCCCGATCATCCAGGCCCAAACTAGGCACCACGGGCGCATTGAGGATCTTTCGTTGGCGTACTCGTCCACTCAGTTTCCGGCAAGCTCAAGCGCGGCATGCATTTACTCTGGTCCCAATGACGAGTTCTTCCAATGGACGGTTCGAGGCGTGACGATGAATCGCGGGGCCTACGGTATCCACATCGCTGAGTCAGCCGCTGGTGCTAACAACGGAGCGGCCAACAACCGGTTCGACGACATCATTGTCAGGGCTGCGACGATCTCCGGTGTAACCATCAAGAAGGCGGGCACAGGAAATAAGCTGGGTTATTGGTACATCCAGAACAATGGGTTCTCCATGACCAACGGGGTTGCTGCCGCAAACCATCTGCAAAACATCACGAACGCGACCAAGGTTACCCCGGGAACTGAGGTAGTTCTGAATCTACAGGACACCCCGGGAGCTTTGCAGGTTGGTTCGTTTGCGGTTCTGAACATCTCAGGGGTAACGAATCTTCAGGTATTCATCAAAACGCTGACGAATAACGTAGCCACCATCGACCTACCATCGACCTACTCCACGAACACCCTTGCGCATAACACAGGCACCCTGGAGAACGTCGCCAAGTCACAAGCCAGTCAGCCCAACGTTTACATTGGTGCCGGTTTTGAGTTCGACGCCCAGGCGATGGATGTGGAGGGCAACGTCGGAACCACGACGGCAAACCAGCCGGTGCTGATGGATATCCGTGGTGAAGGATTCATCGGGTTCCTCCACATGGAATACGCCTTCCCGAAGGGCGCAAATCAGGCGCTATTCCGAAATGCTGGCGGGCATGTTGTAATCGGTGCGGCTCGTGTCGTGAACTGCGGACGCCTTGCTGAGCTGACTTCGTTCGTGTTCGAGAACAACACGCTCGATCTAAGCGGCAGCGGCACGAAGGGCTACCTGAGCGTTGGCCACCTCGGCATCTATGATTTCTCGACGATGACCTCCAGCAGCGGGACTTGGCTGATCCAGACCAACAAGAACTCCTGCGACCCGGTTGTGATTGGTAAATACACCCGGCTTCCTGTGATTCGCCAGAACGCTTCAAGCACCTGGAACGTAAACGGAGCGCAGAGTCCAAGCCTCACCACCCTGCCATGAGTGACAGAGCGAAGTCAGCGTTTAGTCGGGTGGCAATCGTTGGCCTATGCTTCAGCCTTATCGGTGGAGCGTGGGTCGGTGGAACTTCACTTGTTAGGCTCGGAAAGGTGTTGAATGGAATAGAGGTTCTGTCTGACAACCAGAAACGGATTGAGGCAAAAATCGACACGGACACCAAGGAGATGCGCCAGTCAATCCTTGAGATTAAGAACAAGCACGACGAGTTAGAGCACCGGGTGGATCTGATTGAGAAGTCGGACTCCATCTATTCCCAGAGAGGACTTCGCCGATGACCAACCAACAGATGCAGGCAAGGAATGAGGAATGGATTCCTCCAATGCGTGTGTTCCTGCGAAACATCCTTGCGGATTACCGGGCGACGACCGGCATTCCTAATCTGCGGATGAAAATGGAGTATGGGCCGGATCGTTCCAATTCCTTCTATCCGGTGATGCGTCCGGACGGAACTCCGTTTCTGCCATCTCAGTATTGCAAGGACCAGTTTACAGCCTTGCGGTTGTTTCACAACGGAATCAGCCCGACGCACAAGGTCACTCTGCGATTCGGAACTGACATTGAATGGATTGCTGGTCGCTCTTTCTACATGCCTCCGGCACCGCTTCCGAATGGCGCACCCGCTCCAAGCCCAGGCCCTGACGATCTTCCGGACCCTTACCAACTTCCGGTTCAGTGCATCCCGTGCATTGAGCCAATCATGATCGCCTAATGAAATCCTGGAAAACCACAGTTTGCGGAGTTCTTGCGCTTGTCGGCCCGCTGATCGCGCAGTTCTACCCGGAGCACGCTAACCACGGGAACTTCATTGGCGCTCTAGGCGCTGGCCTTGGGCTCCTGTTTGCGCGCGACAACCGGGTCACATCTGAAGACATCGGAATCAAACCGAAGGACGAAACCAATCTCTGATTTATGGCAACCGCATTCACAGCCACATCTTCAACGCTCATCACGAATACGTTCGGCAGCCGGAACACGGTCACGATTACAAACGAGGGAGCCGGAACTCTATACTTGCTTGTCGGAACCATCCCGGACGCCACCGAGACCGCAAGCACGACAAACTACACGGTTCCAATTCCTTCCGGCGCGTACTGGGAGAGCCCGGCCGGCACGGTTGGAAAGTATTATGGAATCTTCGGGTCTGCTGGCACTGCTCGCGTGTCTGAAATCGCAAACCGCATCAACTAATGCCACTCTTCCTGCCGACACTGGGTTACTCCAGCCCTCAGTCATTGACCACAGCGCAAGTCAACCAGGCGTTCAACAACCTGAAGCGCCAGAATGTTTCGTTCCTTCTGAAGTGGGGGATTATCACCGCTGGCATTTCAACGGTAGCCCGCACTTCAAATGTTGCCACCGTAGTGACGAACGCAGCGCACGGGATGATCGTTGGCCAGAAGCTGTCCGTGAACGCCACCACGGACAACACGTTCGATGCATCGGATGTTGCCGTTGTCGCTGTCCCGACCACAACTTCATTCACTTACGCATCCACTGGAACGGACAAGGCTGCAACCGCTGACTCCGGAACCTTGACGACGTGGGAGGTTGTCAGTGACGGAACGCATGGCAACTGGGGAAACCCTCGGATTCAAACGATCTCATCTGGGTCTATTATAGTGGAGTTCGACGCGTTGCCGGCCAGCTCTAAGGTTCTCGCCGGGACTATTGGAAACCATTCAAACTCCGGGCGACTGGTCCCTGCATTTGGCGCAATCGGGCTGACAACCATAAGCTTTGAGTTCAGGCAGCGCATGACCCTCTTTGGGCGTGCGTACTGGGGAGGTACGACTACCGGTGGCGGTGTCACGGCGAACGCAAACTGGACAAAGGAGGGTGACACCGGAACCGCCTCTTTCGACTCTGGACAAAACGCGATGTTCATCAGCCACAGCTCACTGAAGCTCGCGTCACTGGGCAGTAGGGGAGCCTCCTCCTATCCATTGCCGAATCTTGGCACGGACCATTCTGCGATCAATGCGCACCTTCCTAACTTTCAGGCGTCCCCGTTTACGGCGGATGCGTACAGGCCGAGCGCAACAGGGTTCTACTTCCAGCTTTACGATGCGTCCGGAACACTGATGGATCAGACCGCGCTTGAGGCGCTTTCGCCAGCCAGCCGATTGCAGGTTACTTGGTCACGCACAACCGACGCCATCATTGACCACACCATTCCTGTTTCCGCAATCACAGCCTGGGCTGACGTTCAGTTTTTGGTTCCTTGATTTGAAAATGAAACACGCTCGAATCGCCACCCCAATCCTCACATTGCTCGCCTGTCTCGCGTTCCTACCTGGTTGCGCCACAACCAGCACGCAGACGCCAGCAGAACAGCAGGCTGCCACCGTGCGGCGCGTCCAGACCGGCGTCCGGCTCGCTGTCCAGATCGGTGCAACGATTGACCTGAAGGGCCATCCCGAGCGTCGGCCGGCATATCAGGCGGCGTCGGCTGGCCTGTCGGAACTCGTGGCCCAAGAGAAATGGGATGCGCAGGCGTTTGCGCTGGCTCTAGCTTCCACCGGAAACAGCGCATTCACCAGCGGGAATGCCACCCTGGTTTTAACCATTGTCCCGCAGTTGATCGACGCGCTTAACGGAGACCGGATCAACCTGGATTCGGTGGTCTATCTCAAGCCCGCGATGGTTGGCGCGAATGACGGGTTGAAGTCGGCGCTCAAGGCAACGGAATGAAGTACAAACACAAATTCCTTCAGCCTCACGCATATGGAGAAGGCCCACAGCTTGACAACATCTTCCACTTCTACGGAGACCGGAAGATCGACGGCGAGCTGTACGTGGGCCTGATCCAAGAAGGCCAGAAGGATCCCTCTCCGACTTGGTTTCGCGATACAACTTTCCGAGACATGTTCGAGCCGATTCCTTGAAGCCCACTGTCTCCATTGACATGACGGAGTTTAACGCCGCGATGAAGCAGCTTCTCGCGACGACGAGCCGGACTTTGCCTGAGTTTCTGAACTCGCGGTTGTTCTTCTGGCTTCTGCGCATATACGCATCCCTGGATCCGAAGTCGCCACAGTCTGAGCGCAATCGGATTCGGGCATACCTCAACGAGCCCATTGGTGAGCGCAGGTTCGACAAGCGCACAGGCAAGAAGGTGGGTCGAGGCCGAGTTCTTCAGCGCAGGCATTTGATCGTGCAGGCAAAGCGGCGAGACATGGCCGCGACTCAAGATCAGGGTGGAATCAAGGCCGGCTTGTACGGCGAGGCAATGAGGGCCGCTGCTGCGTCATTCTCCCGCAAGGCCATCGGATCCGTCGGCTACCTGAAGGCCGCAGTCGCCAAGTCCATCAAATCCATCAACGGCCACTTCACGCAATTTGGCTTCTCCACCAAGAAGTCAGGCGGAAAGCAAATCCCAGGCAACGCCGCACTGATCGCAATCGCGAACCAGTACGGACTGAAGGCTGAGAACGTCGCAATGCACAAGGGTGCCCGCGGGTACGCATACCCAGCCAAGGATGGGTTCAATCCGTACTCCATCGCGGACATGGCCGTTGCGATTTCCGACGATCAGGTTGGGCGAGTGTCCGAGCGATATTCGTCGGCAGGGCAACGCGCAACCAATGACGAAACGGTTGAGATGCAGAAGCACCTTGCGCGTCACATGCAGGGAATCGCCAACGAGCACATGGAGAAGCCGCTATGAACTCCTCCGTCACGCTCAACCTTGAGGCTGCACTTGTCGCGTACCTGACTCCGCTGTGCCCGTTCGCTGAGTCGGTCACTGGAATGTCCAACCGTGCACACGCGGACGAGGATCAGTATGGAATCCTTGGAGAGTACGTTGCTGTCCCGGCGGTGATCGTCTCGGTTGAAGGTGGTGACAACGAGACGCCTACGGTTCCGGTTATCAATGCGGCTGCAACCGTAACAGTTAGAAGCAGTTCCGAACGATCGCTGGTCTCAACGCACAATGCCAACGCGGTCACCGTTTCGGATGCCATGCTGGATGCCTCCGAGATTTACGAATCGGTCGGCGCTTACCCGGGCCTGACGCTGTCGGAGATTTACCCAGAAGGCCAACGCTTCACCCGCGAAGGCCGCAAGCTGGAAACCGTTTTCAATTTCAAGATCACAATCTCATCTAAGGAATAGCCATGATTACGCAAGGTGGAGCAATCAACGGGGGAATTTCGGCAGCGGCTGGAAGTAAGCCCCAGATCACGATTTACAACCTAGCAAACACAAGCCTCGGCGCTGCATGGGTTGTGCCGGAGTGGGAGTCCGTGGACATCAGCGTCCAAGCCGCCGAAACACAGACACTCAACTACGAAGGAGTGATCGTCGGAGTTCACTGGACCGGTGAATTCATCGAGGCGTCACTGCGCTTGAAGCCGTTCGGGACCACCGTGGCCAACGCACTTCTTTCCGCAACACTCATCAGCCGTGGATATACCGCAGTCATTACCGGGATGCCGGTGATCGCTGCCGGTGTCTGGACTGACGCATTCAACGTGAGCAGCACGACCCCAAGCTTCGGAACGCTTTCGACCTACCGATGGCACGTGGTGGCTGACTCCGTGAGCCTTCAGAACGCTGGCGCTGCCGGAAAGTCTGTGACACTTCGCAGATTCCCTGGAATCCCCGGTGGTGCCGCAATCATCTCCTAACCGTGTTCGCCGACTGGCAACATCCCGAGCGCATCCCGCCCGTCTTGGTGCTGGGATTCGTTCTGCGTGGACCGTTGACATTGGGTCACGTCTTACTGCTGGACGAGCTTGGATCGCCTATTGTGCGCGGGGAATCATTCAACCTTGGAGACTTGGCGCTGGCTGCGTTCGCATTGGCGCAACCGGCGGATGAGTCGCGCAAGGATCTAAAGAAATGGTGGGCGGCTCCGTTCATGGCGTGGCGCGGACGCAAGACCGCAAAGCTAGACTTTGAACAGGAGGCGACCAAGTTCTCGGAATGGTTCTCCGAGCAATGCGGTGGACCAACAATCGACACTGGTGATGAGAAGATTGCGAAACGCATGAAGCCGCAATCGGCTCCGTGGTACATCAGTAAACTGGCGCTGGCTGTTGGCGAGCTTGGGATGTCGGTTGGCGACGCCTGCGAAATGCCGGTGAAGCGGTTGAATCAACTGGTGGGTGCTCTACTGGAATCAAGGGGTGATGTAACATTCATCACGGAAAAGACCGCTGCCGCACTCGCGCAGGTTGAAGAGTGGGATCGGGAACTAGCGAAAGGGGCGGCGTAATGGCTTTGTTCCGCATCATGGGCAAGTTGAGCCTGGACTCTTCGGAGTTCACGGCTGGGCTCAAGAAAGCGGAGTCCGGCGCAACGGCTTCGCTGGCTGCGATTGGCGCTCGCGTGGCTGCCGCCTTCAGTGTGGCTGCGATCACTGGATTCGTTGCGCAAGTCGCGAGGGCTGCCGGGGAAATAGGAGACCTTGCGGACCAGCTTGGAATCACAACCCAGGAAGTGCAGGCGCTTCAGCGTGCAGCGGATCGCTCTGGCGTTTCGTTCGAAAAGTACGCCGCCGCACTGAGCAAGATTCGAAAGCTAAAGGCCGACTTCGCTGGTGGTGACGCCGGGGCGGCAAAGGCATTTGCTTCAACCGGACTAAACCCGAACGACTCGGAGCTGTCCATTCTTCAGCAGATCGGGGGGCTGTCAGACTCAAAAGCCTTTGAGATCCTAGACGCAAAATCCGCCAAACTGAAAAACTCACTGAAGGATCTAACGTCAATCCCGCCGATTCAGGTCATTAGGCAAGAGGACGTTGATACACTGGACAAAGCCGGGGACTCACTTGGCGACATGCTCCGCACGGTCAAGGCTATTTCAGCCACGTTGATTGGTGGAGCAACCCGGGCAATTACGGATGGCGGGTTTCTTCGTGGATCAATGCTTGGCCCGCTTCTTGGCGGAAGCGGTGAATACGACAAGAACGCAATCGAACGGCATGGCGCGCTTCCACTTCCAGATTCGGCGGTTGGCCCGCATCAGGAGTTTTTGACGCGCACCGGAATGCCTGAGGGTTTCACGATGAGTGGCCGCTCCTCTGAGATGGTTGGACCAATGCCACGCATGCGCGGACAGTTCTCCCCAATCAGCCTCGGCGACCGCGCCAACGTCGGCGGGTTTTTCGGTCCCAACGCTGACTTGAACCGGTCCATGCAGCGCACTCTGGCGTCAATGGATCAGAGCCTGAAGACAATCGAGAAGTCCGTATCAACGACGATGAACACGCAATGAGCACCGTCACGCAAGCTGGTACAGATTTCAACTACCTCGGGAACCCGAACGTTTCCTTGGTGGCGATGGGTGCGCGTAACTCCGTTGACGGTCGCCGCGCTTGGGTGATGGAGTTCGAGGGGACGCAGACGGGGATTGATAACTACCGGGCGACACTCCCGGCGACAGGGCAGGATATTTCGGTTCAGTTTCTTCCGGGCGGCAAGTCGCGGATGACGGTGGTGTATGGTGATAATCCGTCAGGATCTGAGACCCCGGTTGAGGAGT